GCGCACACGAAACCGACGCGGGACTTGATATCTATGCTCCCGAAAGCGTTATCCTTTATGCCGGCAATTCGGTTGAGATTGACACCGGCGTACATATCGAGATCCCCGTGGGATATTGCGGTCTGCTCAAATCCAAGAGCGGTCTCAACGTAAAGCACGGCATCACGGGCGAAGGGGTCGTGGATCACGGCTACACCGGAAGCATTCGCGTTAAGCTCTACAACCATGACAGCGATGCAAAGCTTCACTTCTTCGAGAAGGGTGACAAGCTGATTCAGCTCCTGATCGTTCCTATTGAGACTCCCGAGCTTGAGCTTGTGGAGAACGTGGCTGATCTCTACGGCGGTGAGACCGAGAGAGGTGATAACGGATTCGGGTCGAGTGGTAAGTGATATGGAAAAGCAGCAGAAGATCGTTGAGATGGCAAAGGATATTTGCCGAGTGAAGCTTAATTGCAACGATGTGTGTAATCCCGTAAGTGCTTGCAATGCTTTGAAGTATGCCGAGAGGGCGGTTGAGGCTGGGTATGTCAAAGTTGTGAGGTGTAAGGAGTGCAAATATTATAATAGCGAATATGAATGCTATAATGGCGATCACTTTGGCAGATGCGACCACCCTCAACAAGAATTTGATATTGAATGTTACGATATGTGGGTTGAAACAAAACCTGACGATTTTTGTAGTTACGGCGAGAGGAGAACCGATGATGAGTAAAGAGAAGCAGATTGTTGAAATTAAAGAGTGCATTGATGCCGTATATGGTGCAGATTGCGCCTATTTTGATGTTGACGGATTTGCGATTGCTGACAAGATTTACAACGCAGGCTACCGCAAGCCAGAGTGGATAAGCGTTGATGAGAGGTTGCCCGATGATGGCGATCTTCCCATAGACTGTCTATTCGCCGCTAAGGTTGGTGATAGGGTGGTAGTTGATTGGGGATGCATTGGAATTCAGACTGATTGGCGCACTCGGGAAGAAGAGATTTATATGGAAATACTTCACGATTGGGATGAGGGCGAAGGATGCGAGATCACCCCTTGGATGCCCTTGCCCGAAGCTCCGAAAGGCGGTGCGGAATGAGCAAGTGGGGAAAGTGCTTGGGTTATACAGGAACACCTTGCCCTAATGCGGAAGATACCGACTTGAACGCTATGAATGCGGCAAGGAAATATGCGAAAAGTGCGAGTGGTGTCCGCAAGAACAACGATACGTTGATTGGAAAGAGACGTATGAAGAAATAGAGGAAAACGAGATTTTGAAAGGAGCGGAAAATGACAATTTATGAATTTGCCGAAAGATTAGACGGCAGAGAGTATGGGAATGAAATCACAATAAGCGAAGAACAAGAAGCAAAAGAGCTTGGCTTTGTGGTAGTGTTCGGGTATTCCGATGATAACGCAGAGTTTAGAGGTGCTATCGATGATGAAGTCGGTTGCTTTGACGGCGGCAGAGTCTACGAGGACGGAGATAAATTCATAGATGCCGTTTGGTGCGAGGGAAAGTATGATTGGACGTATAAAACCAATATTCCTCACGCAACCTTTGATATTTACGATTATGGCGGCAAGTATTGCAAGGGAATCGTGTTTGAAAAGGCGGCGACAATATGATCACTTGCGGAAGATGTATATACAAGCCGTTTTGCCACTCGTCGGGGTATGTGTGCTCGTCCTTCAAGGATAAGGACCGTTACGCGGATAGGAACGAGGTTATCAGGGAGTTTGCGGAGAGGTTGAAAGCCTTGAAGATCAAGCCGGAGTTTCCGTGGGACGATTTTGTAGTAACCGAGGGCGCGATCGACGCTCTTGTGAAAGAAATGACGGATGAGGCTTAACTATGAGTGAAGAAAATCCTACATACTTTCTGTGCGGACGCCGTGATATTTACGCTCTTATGGAAAAAGCGAAAGCCGAGGCGGCTCAAATACTCAAAGAATTCTCTATGTTCTACAGAACAGCCGGGAAGCTTGCCATTGAAATAGAACCTATTCAATATGCAATGGGATATAGCATTGGCGGCAAGCTGACGTGGGACGGAGAGGTTATTATGCAGGAAACAGATTGCGGCTTGCTGTTCTTGCACCTCAATGAAGTAATGCTTAACCGAATGCTCCAGCTTGGTATACCGAGTTATGGAAAGCGAGTCGGCGAAATGATTTGACAAAAAGGAGTGATACGGTTGTCAGGATATGTATCAAAATACGTAGTATGTCCCTATTATCACAGGCACGAGAATAACCGTATATGCTGTGAAGGGACAGACGAAACAAACACACTCAACCTTGTATTTGGCGATACCAAAGCACTAAAAGCGTATGGCAAGCGTTTTTGCAACGATATAAATAAGTGCCAACGCTGTATGATCTATCAGGCACTTGATCGCAAATACTCGGCAGAGGGGGGCTGAAAAAGCCTCCTTCTTTTTTTAATTTTTGGGGTGGGGGGTGTGTTTAGATTTAGGGGTGCCGTGTGATACAATTAAGCCATAAAGCAGAAAGGAGTATTTCCTGTGTGGCGGATTGGAATGCTATCAGGCAAGATTATATCACGGACGAGTCTTCCTCATACAGGAAGCTCGCGCAGAAATACGGCGTAGGTATGACTGCTCTATACAATCACGCAAAGAGCGAGGATTGGGTGGGGCAGAGAAAACAGCTCAAAGACAAATCAATAACAAAAAGCATTGAAACTATCTCCAAGAAGAGGGCGGATAAGCTATCCCGCGTAATGGATATTACCGACAAACTCCTTGATAAATTGGAGCGCGCGGTTGATGAACTTGATATCCATTTGGTAACGAAAGCAACGAAGGTAAAGGAGATCGAATACAACAACGATCTTCGCCCGGATAAGCCTACCAAAGAGACGATAACGGAGACAGAGGAAATCCTTGAATCTCGAATGATCGTTGACCGTGCGGGACTTAAGGCGATTGCTTCCTCGCTCCGTGACATCAAGGAAATACAGATGCTGAAATCCGAACTCGACAAGCAAGAGCAGGAGGCGCGTATTGCTAACCTCAGGCGACAAGCCGAGAAGGACGATATTGATAACTCGCCTACTCTTGTGGTAGAGGGATTGCCGGAGGAGTTTAAGGTATGAGCACTATTGATTTAAGTCGTATCAGCGACAAACAATATAAGTTTTTATCTGCTTCTCAGAAGCACGTCGGGTTTGGCGGTGCGCGTGGCGGCGGTAAATCTTGGTCTGTGCGTACTAAAGCCAAGATATTGGCGGCGACATACCCGGGCATTAAGATCCTGATCGTGCGACGCACATATCCCGAGCTGGTAAACAACCATATCAATCAGCTTTGCGAGGAGCTTCACGGGCTTGCAAGGTACAACAAGTCGGAGAAGATCTTCACCTTCCCAAACGGCAGCAGCATCAAATTCGGCTACTGCAACAACGACAAGGATCTCGACCAATATCAGGGCGCGGAGTATGACGTTGTTTTTCTCGACGAGGCTACACAGCTTCAAGAGATGTGGATTAAGAAAATAACAGCTTGTGTGCGTGGTGTCAATGACTTCCCGAAGCGTATTTACTATACGTGTAACCCGGGCGGCGCGTCACACGGCTATTTCAAGCGGTTATTCATAGACAAGCAGTATGAGGGTGCCGAGGTTCCCGACGATTACTGTTTTATTCAGGCTCTTGTGACCGACAACAAGGCACTTATGGAGAGCCAACCCGACTACATAAAGCAGCTTGAGGCGTTGCCTCCTAAACTGCGCGAGGCGTGGCTATACGGGCGGTGGGACATATTCGAAGGGCAGTTCTTTGAGGACTTCCGAGCTACTCCCGATGTTAAGCTATGCGCGGAGGCGGGTATCACTCCCGAGGAAGCGCTTGCACAGAGGCGGTTTACTCACGTTATCGAGCCTTTTGACCTCAACAAAGGTGACTGCCGAGGCTGGAAGATCATGCGGTCCTACGACTTTGGCTACAATAAGCCTTTTTCCCTTGGGTATTGGGCGGTTGATTATGACGGGGTATTATATCGCATTATGGAAATGTACGGCTGCACCGGGACGCCTGACGAGGGCGTGAAGTGGTCTCCCGACGAGCAGTTCAAGAGAATCAGCGAGTTTGAGAGAGAGCACCCGTGGCTTCGTAACCGCAAGATCGTTGACAGCATTGCAGACCCTGCGATATGGGACGCGAGCCGCGGCGAGAGCATTGCGGAGACCGCCGAGAGGTACGGTATATACTTCTCGCCGGGCGATCATGAGCGCATACCGGGGTGGATGCAGGTACATTACCGCTTCCAGTTCGATGAAAACGGCTACCCGCGTATGTATGTGTTCAACAACTGCAAGGCATTCATACGCACGATACCTCTGATGATGTACTCGGAAACGCACCCCGAGGACATTGACACGAAGCTTGAGGACCATTGTCCCGACGAGGTGCGCTATATGTGTATGTCGCGCCCGGTATCACCTATTGTGCCGATCAAGCGCGAGCCTATTGTTACAGACCCGCTGAATCAGTTCAGCGAGAGGCAGCTTAAACGCGGCTATATTTGAGAGAGGAGAAATCCATGGAAATAGAACAGAAACCTACAACTCCCGCAGGCGGGGCGGCTATGATCGGTCCCGAACAGCTTAAGCGCTTCATGGAGGTACTTAAAGAATACGCTTCGGGCAAGTCGAAGACTGAGTCACGCATTAAGGAATCGGAGAGATGGTGGAAGCTCCGCAACTCCGAGGAGGAAGAAAAAGAGACCAATATAGGGAAGGGCGGCGGATACAAGAGCGTATCAGGCTGGCTTCATAACGTGCTGGTATCAAAGCACGCTGACGCTATGGAAGCCTACCCCGAACCTAACATACTCCCGCGCGAGAGCGGTGACAGAGGTGAGGCGCGTATGCTTTCCTCAATCATACCTTGTATTCTCGAGCAAAACCACTTTGAGGACACCTATTCCAACGTTATGTGGCAGAAGGTCAAGACCGGCACGGGCGTTTACAAGGTCGTGTGGGACAAGTCGAAGCTTGGCGGTCTCGGTGACATAAGTGTTGAGAGGGTAAACCTTCTCAATATCTATTGGGAGCCGGGCATTACCGACATTCAGCGCAGCCGTTACTTCTTCCATACCGAGATGTACGACAAGGACGTGCTTGAGGAGAGATATCCGGAGCTTGAGGGCAAGCTGAAGGGTCAGTCCTTTGTAAGCACCAAGTTCCTTTATGACGATCACGTAAACACCGAGAACAAGCACACGGTGATTGACGTTTACTATCACAAGTACGTGCAGGGCAGAAAGACTTTGCAGTATTGCAAGTTCGTGGGTGACGTTGTTCTGTATGCTACCGAGAACGACACAGAGAGACCTAAGCAGCAGGCGGCTGACCCTGTTACCGGCGAGACTATCCTTGTTGAAACAGGACTTTCGCCCGCCGAGAGAGGTCTTTACGATCACGGCAATTATCCTTACGTATTCGATGCGCTGTTCCCGATTGAGGGTTCGCCTTGCGGTTACGGCTACGTGGATCTGTGCCGAAATCCGCAGACAACCATTGACTTGCTTAATACAAGCTTTGTCAAGAACGCTATGGTGGGTGCTACTCCCCGCTATTTCTCACGCGGTGAGGGTTCGATCAATGAGGAGGAGTTCCTTGATCTCTCAAAACCGATAGTACATTCCGCCGGAGGCGTAGATGATAATGCGCTCCGAGTGATTGACTATAAACCGCTTAACGGTGTGTACGTCAACGTACTTGAGCATACCATTCAGGAGCTGCGCGAGACCTCGGGTAACACTGAGACGAGCACGGGCAATATAAGTTCCGGTGTGACCGCTGCTTCCGCTATTGCCGCACTCCAGCAGGCAAGCGGTAAGGGCAGCCGTGACAGCACGCTGGAGTCTTACAGAGCTTATTCAGAGATTGTTAATCTCTGTATTGAGCTGATACGTCAGTTCTACGATATGCCGCGTCAGTTCCGTATTCTCGGACAGTATGGCGCGGAGGAATACATTACATACGTAAATCAGGGCTTACAGCTTCAGTCACAGGGTATGTCCTTTGATGATAAAGAGACTTTCCGACTTCCCGTGTTCGATATCAAGGTATCGGCGCAGAAGAAGAACGTATATACAAAAGTCTCGCAGAATGAGCTTGCGCTGCAGTTCTTCCAGATGGGATTCTTCAATCCGCAGTTGACTGATCAGACGCTTATGTGTCTTGATATGATGGAGTTTGACGGCAAGGACGGCATTATGCAGAAGGTGTCGCAGAACGGCACGATGTTCCAGAAGCTTCTGCAGTATATGCAGCTTGCGCTGACATTCGCGCAGCAGTACGATCCTATGTCAGCGGAGGCTATCGCGCAGGATATTCTTATGACTACCGGCGGCGGTGGTGTTCCTGTTTCGGGTGGTGCGGGACTTGCGCAGAGCCGAGCTATGGCGGGTGATCGCGGAGGAGCACAGGCAAAGATGAACAATGCAAGAGCTACCTCGGCAGAGGCTTCACAGCCGAGCGGCGGCAGAGTAACAAGAAAGGCGGGCGGCAGATGATCAAGGTAGTTTATGAAGTGAATCCTATGAAGCTGACGGTGAAGGGGCACGCGAACAGCGGCGAGGTTGGGCACGATCTTGTTTGTGCCTCGGCTTCAATACTCGTTTACACGCTTGCCTCGTTCGCAAAGAACACGCACAAGGCACATCAGAGCAAAAAGCTGGTTATAAAGCTCAAAGAGGGCGACGCAGAGATATCATTCAAGGCTAAAGCGCGTTACCGTGCAGCTATTACCCTCGTATGTAATGCGATCTGCGGTGGTTTTCAGCTTCTTGCGTACAATTATCCCGAAAATATCTCTTATGAGATCAAACTTTAACAGTATATAAGCCGACTATGGCTTGATATAGGACTCGCCAACCTAATTGGCAGATTATATCGGAGGATTTACTCTATGACAAACTTCAAATGGCTTAATCTTCAGCTTTTTGCCGGTGAGGGTGCAGGTGCAACCGGAGGCGAAGGTGGTGGAGAGGCGGCTGCTACGGGCGATAATGTTGCGAATGCCGACGCCGGGCAGAAATTAAGGGATTTGGGTGTTCCCGAACATTTGATTCGCAGACGGGCGAATAAGTACGCCGCAAAAGCTCCCGCAACCTCTGCAAAGACAGAGCCTGAGGAGCCGAAAGCCGCAGAAAACGCAGAGCAGGACGCCGCTGCCGAGAACCCCACGGAAGAAACCAAGACCGAGGATAAGCCCGCTCGTATGAGTTGGGAGGAGATTGTGGCAGATCCCGAGTACAACCGGGAGATACAGTCTCTTATGAGGTCTCGCTTAAAGTCCGCAAAGGGAGCTGAGGACGCGCTTGCCAAATTGACGCCGGCTCTTGAGCTGTTGGCAAGAAAGCACGGACTCGACCCCGCTAATATGGACTATGACGCGCTTACCAAGGCGATCAGCGACGATAACTCTTACTATGAGGATAAAGCCCTACAGATGGGTACCTCTGTTGAGACCGCCAAGAAGATCGACCAGGAGGAGCGCGACACGGCGAGACAGAAGAAGGCTGAGGAGCTTTCAATACAGGATCAGAAGATGCGCAACCACTTTGCAAGCCTTGAAAATCAGGCTGAGAAAATGAAGAAGGTCTTCCCTAATTTCGATCTTCAGACCGAGCTGAAAAATCCCTACTTTCTCCGTATGACCTCTCCCAACGTCGGTATCAGCGTAGAAGACGCATATTATGCCGTACACCGCAACGAGATTCAGACAGCGGCAATGCAGGCTACTGCAAAGGCTACCGCGCAGAAGATCTCAAGCAACATTCAGGCAGGACAGCGGCGCCCTGATGAGAACGGTATTTCAGGTCAGGCACCTTCCGCGACCACATTCAACTACAGAAACGCCAGCCCCGAGCAGAGAAAAGCCTTTAAAAAGGACCTCCTCGAGAGAATGGCACGTGGGGAGAAAGTGTATCCCGGACAGAGATAACCGCAAACACATTTCTCCTTCACAAACACACAAAAATTTTTAATTCGGAAGGAGAATTACTATGAAGAAATTTTTAAATCTTTGGTTTGCGAAGATTTTCGCATTCCTGCACATCAATCTTCAGCTTTTTGCTGAAGCAGGCACCGTTGTAAACTCCCTTACCAACGGTTTTGTAAACGCCTATACCGGCGAGACTACCCCCTTTACCGATACCAACTCCCTCTCGGGCGAGCTTAAGACATTCTATGACACCGAGCTTCTCGAGAACGCCCGAGTTGAGATGTTCTACGCTCAGTTTGCAAAGAAGCAGAAGCTTCCCGCAAAGCACGGTAACACTGTGGAGTGGAGAAAGTGGAATACTTTCGCAAAGGCATCGAAGCTTCAGGAAGGCGTTATTCCTACCGGTCAGAAGTTCGGTATGAGTTCCAAGACCGGTTCTATCGGTCAGTACGGTACTTACACCGCTATCTCCGATACCCTTGAGCTTCGTGCTTATGATGATACCATTCTCGGCGCTACCGAGGAGATGGGCGCATCTGCGGCAGAAACTCAGGAGACCCTTATCCGTGACGCTCTTCTTACAAACACCAACGTTCTTTACTGCGATAACATCAATATTGAGGACGAGAAGAAGTCCGGTGCAACTCCCACAATGCCCTCCGAGATGGAAGCAAGCGAGACCGTTATGAGTATGCTCACTCCCAAGATGATCTCTAAAGCTGCCACCAAGATGAAGAAGGACAAGGTTCCCACTATCAACGGCAGATATTACGCTGTCATTCACCCCTCTGTTGCAGAAGATCTTCGTAACAGTAAGGGTTGGATCGAGGTACATAAGTATTCCGAAACCTCTGAAATCTTCAACGGCGAGATTGGCGAGCTTCACAAGGTCCGCTTCATTGAGGACGTATTCTCTCCCGTTCTCGGCGGCGAGGACTATACCAACAAGGCGGGTGGTAAGACCTATGCAACCTACTTCTTCGGCAAGGACGGTTTCGGCATCATCGACCCCGAGGGCGGTGCTCTGCAGATGATCGTTAAGGACAAGGAGCAGGCTGGCGGTCCTCTTAACCAGTTCTCGACCATAGGTTACAAGTTTGAGACTAACGGTGCAACCATGCTTTACACCGAGCGCGTACTTCGTGTAATGAGCTGTTCCTCTTACAGCGCAATTGACGAGGAAAACTGATGATTTAAAATGCAGGGGGGGTAGGTTTAGCTTACCCCTCTTGTTATGTTATACTTTAAGTAAGATATCAGGGAGGACTTACAATTGAATTCTTCTATATACAGATTTATGCTGGATATGCACAGCGAGCAGTCGCAGGTGTCGCTGCACGTTGTGCTTAATGATACGGCGAGAAAGTTTTACATAAGCCTCTGTGACGGCGGAAGAATCTATAATATTGCGGACGGTTGCCTGGCGGTTCTTAGAATAGCAAGACCTACAGGCACCTATATTGAGAAGTTCTGCGCCATTGAGGACAATGTAATTGTTTATGATTTCAAAGAACATCCGGATACTGCGATAGTTGAGGGATTGCACGATTGCGACATCACTCTTTACGGTCTTGATGATGAGATTCTTACTACCGCGAAGTTTTCTATGGTGGTCAGATCAAGAATATTGGACGGTGACGATCTTGAGGAGATCCGCGACGAGAACTGGACCGTACTTGACGGCATTGCCGCTGAGGAGGCAAGAAGGCAGGCTGCGGAATCTGCACGGACTATTGCAGAAGCTTCGAGAATTGAGGCTGAGCGGGCACGAATGGCATCCGAAAGCGACAGAAATACCAACACGGCGCTTGCGATTGCTGCAGCAAACGGCGTTGCCGCAATGTTGATGCAAAAGGCAGAAAGCGGAGCGTTTAACGGAAAAGACGGTGCACCGGGCAAAGACGGAGCCAATGGTAAGGACGGTGCACCCGGTAAGGACGGAGTTGACGGCAGAGACGGAATCAACGGAAAAGACGGTTATACCCCTAAAAAGGGTATTGATTACTTTGACGGCAAAGACGGTGCAGACGGCAAAGATGGCGCGCCCGGAGCTGACGGAAAGGACGGAGAACCCGGAAAAGATGGCTCTCCCGGTAAGGATGGCGCAGATGGTAAAGACGGCAAGAGTGCCTACTCCTACGCACAAGACGGCGGCTACACAGGTACGGAGAAGGAGTTTGCGGAGAAGTTGGCGGAAACTCCCGTAATAAAGACAACGGCAGAGATTACACCGACGGAAGTCAAGGCACTTATGGATGAGGGCAAGCCTTTTGCGATTACGCATACGGACAGCACATATGGCTCTATGTTATTTAACAACTTCGTCTATTCGCAAGCCGCAAATCAGAGCATAATCTCAAGCACCGTATTTGAGGTTGCGGGGACAAAATTCTGCGCACAACTTATGGGAAGACCCTCAACGGATGCGTGGGAGTTCAAGGCAATTCAGCTTGCGGGAAAAGATGATATCCCTACTGCGTTGAAGAATCCCAATTCGTTGGTGCTGATGGATGAGGTTGGCAAATTAGGCGATTATTATGACGGTTCAAAAACTGTAACCGCATATCTTCGCAAGACAATATACGTAGGAATTACGTTAGACGATGAAGGTAACGCAACCGCAAGTGAAAAATTTTCCAATATCAGCGGCTATATAGAAAACGGTTGGAATGTATGCTGTGTTCTTGATGGCGTAGTTTTACCGCTTTTGATTAAAGAGGAGAATATCTACGGTTTTGGTGTCTCGCTTGCCGCAGAGGATGCCTTTCTATCATATACAGTTCATATTGATTCCGAAAATGGGGTCGTTGTTGATATGTTAGAAGCTCCTGTCGGAGAATTTGTCATAACCGTTACAGGCGATGAAGAAAACGGATATACCGCAGACGTGGGTTTTGATGATATCGCTAATGTCCGTTCGGTGGGGATGCCCGTGGTATGTGTTGTTAATGGTGCACGTGTTCCACTTTGCGCCGAGGATGATGAAAGTTTCAATTTTCAGGTGACTGCTGGAGCACTGTCGCTTGTTTGTATGATAACAAGAGACGGCGTTATTGTGCAGCTTATAGACGGCTCAATAACAATTAACGGCGAAGTGTGGACGGCAGAAGAACCTAAAGACTTCACCGAGACTATCAATGCTATGATTGATGCGAAGTTAGCCGAAATTCCTAATGCAAGCGGGGTGAGCTTCTAATGGTAGATAAGTATATTGTAACTCCTTCCGATATGAAAAGCGTGGCTGATGATATTCGGGCAAAAAGCGGAAAAACCGATTCGCTTGTTTTCCCGAATGAATGGAAAGAGGCTATCAAAGGTCTTTCTTCCGAAGAAAAGCTCAAAGCAAGTGAATATCCCGATTACGTGCGTACCGAAGCGGTTGAAGTAGCTTCGAAAGTCCGCGCCGTAATGCAAGCAGACAGTATTATATCGGTCAAGATAGCCGACACACATTATGTAGGTGAAACTGCAACTGCTGCGGACGATTTACAGACAGACGAGGGAAACCTTCACGCTTGTATGGCTATCAAGGCTCTTTCATATCTTTTGCCCATTGACTACGTTGCTCATCTCGGCGACGTTGGCAAAGGCACGGTAAGGGAAAAC